CATTGGAGTTGTGATTGTTTGCTGTTGAATTCATGCATCCTGCTAACTCATCTGTGTCCAGAACTCCATCATTATCCAAATCGTAATCGCAACTTCCATCTTCATCTGTTGCATTAGCATTATAATTTTCAGCTCTAATAAAATCATCTCGTTTATTTCGATGTTCATCTTCAACAATTTATTCAGTGATATCTTATACTTTAGGTGCTCTTGGAGTTCTTGGTTCTTTTTATTTTGGTATTTCTATCTAAAAGTTCTATCTCAGAACCTTCTCTAAATTCTTTACTTGCTACGTTTGTTATATCAAGTGAAAACAATGTATCAGAACCAACCACTGGGTATACAATGTTAACGATACCCTGTGCGTAAACAACTCCACCTTCATATTCAGTTATGGTATCTGTTGCTTGTGGTCTATCTTTTTCTATAGGGATATTAACAACCATTCTTCTTTCTGAAACATAAGAAGATTCACTTGACTTGATTGTATTATCGAATGGGTATGATACCTCTGCTTCCTGCCCGTATAGAAGTCTTAAAAGGAACTTTAATGAATCAGGTGAACCTTTCTTTTGATAAAGGTCTCTGATATGTTTTATTGTACTTCTCTTGTTTGAGTTCAAACTCGCATCAAGAGAGGGCATGAAATCTTTTTGGAAATATTCTAAGAATGATTCCGTTGTTTTATCTACGTCTGAGTATTCTAAGATTTTATTATTTGCACGAATACTAGATTCTTTATATGTGGAAACAACACCAGTTTGTCCACTTGTTCTACCAGTTACGGTTTCATTATTTTTAAAACCTAAACCTGAAATAGTCTTAACGAATAATTGGTCTCCGTTAACGACATTAATTTTTGCAACTGCTTTAGATGTATTACCAACAAGATACTCACCTACAGTAAATGGGTCAGCACTTGCAGTTGGATTATCAACTGTTCGTTCTAATAGTATTTTATTATCTGCAGTTGTAGAAGGAGAGATGGTTGCAGTTTCATAAAGTAAACTACTCCCATCTTCCAATCCTACGTTATCAATAGTCGATTGACTTTTGAGAACTACCGTTTCATGTTCTAGAAACTCAAAGTACGCTTTCAGGAAGGCGACAAATTCTGGCGACTCTGCCTGAACAAAGTCGGGTACTAGACTATTAAGTCTAGGTAGTAATTTGTCAACCCCCTGAATTCCACTCATATTATGATAGTGTTACTGTACTATTAAAGTTTGCTAGAAGATACCAGTTAGAACCGTCCCAAATACAAACAACCGCTTCACCCAAAGCATTTTGAGAGACTTGGTTACTTGAACTTGTTCCACTTCCGAAACTAGTTATGGTAATGTTAGCCGCATGGGTAGATGCAGGTTCAGTTTTTTGATAAATCACTTTTAACTGACCAACGTCTGTTCCGTTGTCTAACGTAAATGCAACATCACCTGAAGCACCTGATAAATCAATCGCAGTTGCGAAAGAAGAAGCAAGGTTACTTGCGGTTGCTGTTACGGTTGTAATATCGTCAACTGCTAAGTGAGTTGGGATATTTTCAAAAAGTTGAGCAATTGTCATCTTTTTGTTTACTGGCGTTCCGCCAGGGTTATCAACGATGTGAAGTAAATCATCACCACCAATGTCTGCGTCTGCTACTGCAGTTAACGCTGATATTTTCTTATCTGCCATTTGAATTTTCTCCTATTGTAATCCAATTTAATGGTAAACTACTCAGGGGACTCCTGACCACTTTATCCATGGTTAATAAGTCGAGGTTGATGTTGGAGTAAATCCTACACCAGCACTCGATTCACCGCTTGCAACGGTGTCCAATTCACTTGTGACCTTGATATCAGCAGAAGAGATATCGATTAACGAACCTCTTTTTGCAATAACATCATTTGAATTAGGTATTAAAGTGAAGTCAATCGTATTGTCTGAATTAACTGTTGAAGTTATGTTCAGAGCATTGATTGTTATTTTACCAGTACCGTATGCGATAGTACCCGCTTGACTATCTTGATAGACTCTTACAGAACCTGAAAGATAGTACCTACGAATATTACCTTCACCGTCATCATCAAAATACATGATATTCGATGCATCGCCACTAATGTAAAATCCTGTTGTCGAAGTAATACCACCAGCATGTTTATTATGTCCACTGTGTGGGTTATACAACGGGTTACCAAAGTCTACTATTAATCCATTAGTTTGACCTAGTAACAAAATCTTTTTCTTGAGTTTCAATCTCACGTTAGTTATATTTGATAGAATAGAACTATCAACATCGTCTATAATTTTTAGAAGATTTGAATGTCTGAATATACTATCAAAGTTGTTAAGGTTATCTCTATCATATTTAATGATAGCGTCCTTAACCAAAGTTTCTAACTCACCACTTGTTAAATCTGTTGCCTTTTCATTGTATTTAAATACGGTTGAAAGCATAATCTTAATAATTTCAGGGTCTACTATTTCAGGTCTAACTGTGATTACGTTTAGTTTGTTTAGATTTGCTTTGACTTGATTTTTTTCTATGTCTGATAAGTAATCACTGTTCAAAGGTTTGATTGCAACAAAAACTTTACCATATTCAGGTGGGTCATTATCTTCACCACCCCATACCGCTACTGCGTCTGCATTTGGATAATACTCTGATACTTTTGCTTTGTAGTCATTCAATGTTACTAATCTGTTTTGTGAAGAATAGAACTTTGTTGCTTTAAATTTAATTGACTCAACACTTTCTTTTTCCGCACCACCCTGTGCGATACTTGTAGTTACAATTGTTGAATCTGAAAAACCGTTTATGTTATCTAAAAGAGTAAAAGTGTTTGCACCATTAGCATGAATCAAGTCTACAATTGTATATTGAATCGTAATGATATCTCCGTCATTTAATTCTTTACCGATACTACCGTCACCAAAATACACTTCTGTATATCCGTCTTCGTTTTCTTGCGTGAAAAATACTTCACTGGTAGAAAGAATATTTGATATATCACTTGCAAGTGCATATGCTGTACTTGTACCACCTGAGTTTACAGATACAGTCATTGCACTTCTATCGATTCTAGGTTGACTTAATACAAATTTAGGATTTGCAAGTTGTCTATCATAAACAAAAACGTCACTTGCATTTGTTCCCTGTTTTAAATTTACGTTTGCGTAAGTAAAACTCTTTCCGTTTGGGTGAGGTGTTACACCTGAACTTACAACAAAGTTAAATGCTTTACCGTCATACTGAGTTGAAAATCTTGTTCCTGCTGGGATAGTCATATCGTTTGCACTTGGATATGTACCGTCTGCATTTCTTACGTTGTTCATGGTTAGGTCAATAATTGCTGTAGAGGCAGTTTCTGAAGCAGGAGTAAAACCTAAATCTTTCGCACGTGATACAACGTTCTTTCTCATTTGTGCGGAATCTAAGAATAGTTCTGAAGCAGCTATGTTTGTATTTACTGCCCCGATATGTGATGAATACGCAAGTAAGTCTATTAACATTGAAAGTGTTGAACCTTCAAAGTCATAATCCTTTAGACTATCTTGTCCTTTTAAATAACTTTTCAGATTTTGACTTATATCGTCAAAGTCTAAATCAGTTACATTTAGTGATGAACTTTTAACTGCCATTTAGTGTCCTCTATCTTGCCCTGTTAACAGTGAAATCTAGTTCCTGTCCTTGGGCGCTATTCTTTATGTTGTAGAAAATAGTAACGTTCATTTCATTTCTATCCGATACGTCACCTAGTAAGACTTTTACATTTTCTACTCTTGGTTCAAAGTCTTCTATAATCTTTTGAACTCTTTTTGCAAGTCTTCTTACTTTCCTATCTGTGTTTAATTCAAAAAGTTGATTCCTCAACGAAGACCCTAAACTTGGTTTGAAGGGTCTCTCATAAAAATTAGTTAGAACGATATTTCTAACTGCACGTCTGACAGCGTCTGTATCATATTTGATAGTAACGTCACCAGTAACTGGGTGTGGTTTAAACCTAAAATCTATATCTGCGTATAGTTTTGATTCTGCAACGTTTTGTCCCTGTGATTTTAAGTCTGCCATACTTCTATTTATACCATTTACGCATCAGGAATTGAAGAATCGTTTGTCTTACCTGCGTTAGCACCAGTACCAGTATCCATAGATGTTGTTTTGTGTTTATGAGTCGCAAGAGTCGGTGCATTTCCAGCGTCTGTTGATACGTCACCAACTGAATGTGTTGTTTTAGTAACATGTACTGTACCGTCAACTGTTAAATTTGTAGTCATAAGTGTTTCGGGTGAAGTGAATGTTGTATTACCAACCACGTCTGCATTGAGTGTTCCGCCTATACTTGCATTTACGTTTCCGTCTACCATTAAATCTGTATGTCCTGCTACGTAGATATCTGCATTACCTGTTGCTACTGCAATTCTAACATTACCCTTTTCGACAGACACGTCTACGTTACCACCGACAATTAGTTTATTGTCTTTTGCAACTACAGTATAATTATCATTTACAATTCTAGTTACCTCTGAACCGTCAGGGTGTATCTCATGGAATGTTCCACTCCTATGTTCGAGTGCCATTCTTTCTACACCAAGAGTATCGTCTATCTCAACGATATGTCCTGACTCTGTAGTCATGGATTTGTTATATGGATATACTGGTTTAGCAGGTGATACTGGGAATGCCCATTCCTCGTCTACTACTCTTTTCTTTGTATTGTCTGTAAAGATTTCTTTTGTGTTTACGTGTTTTAGATTCTCAACTTTATCGTCTACAACTTTTGTAAAACTTCTATGTGTATATGTTGCGATACCTGTTGTGTTATCATTTAAATCTGAAGCGTCATAGTATCTTGGATAGTAAGGTAAATCATCTTTGGTAAGTTCTACTTCTTCTATTGTTGAACCTGTTCCGTCATAGTTCAGCGTGAGAGACTTGACGTGTTTTGGTGCGGTATCTAATGCAGTAGTCAATCCAAAAGTTCTAGTCCTGTCATGCGTAGGTGTTTCCCCGTCTGGCGTCTCAGCATAGTCTTCTACTGTTAATCGTCTTGGGTCATTGAATCCGTCTTCAATCTTTCTCTGTATCAATTCGTCTTTGATTGTAATACGAGAACCCTGTGCAGGCATTCCAGCTGCTACACCAAGAACCACTGGGTCTTGCATATAGTTTTCGTCTCTCCAAAAACCGAATACCGTAGACCCTTCTACGAGACCGTTACCTTTTCCGAATCCTGAGAGTCCTGCTTCTGTTGTTGGAAGTAATACTTGCGCCCATGGTAAATCAGGTGTTGAGATTTGGTCTTTGATATGAGTATGCACTCCGTGTACACGCACACGCACACGGCCAATCTTTAATGGGTCTTGTCTGTCTTCTACTATCCCGTACCAAAATTTCATTTTATCTCCAAGGTAACATTGTCATACCAAGTTGATTCAAACCCAACTCTAATAATATGAATACTAATAGACATGGGCCTAATTGCCATGCCCACCATTGCCAACCTTCTAAACTATCTACCCATTGTCTGAGTTTACTGTTTCGTGCTTTATCATATGCACCACTCTTTTCGCCTATTCTGTTTGCCCAATAGTTTGGGTCTACCCAATTTTTAAGTGACTTTAAGAATCTTACTATCATATTTCCCTCGGTGGTGCTGAATTATCTAATGGTGTATAGTCTGCAATCTTCTTAGCATAACTTTCTTTCACGCACTCAACAAAACATTTTCCTACCTTATCAGCAGGAACACCGTTAACACATATGTCTGTAATTAAGTATCTATTGTCATTCATTTTATCTGAAATATCTACACCACCTGTTGAAGATTGCGGTGGTGGTATATCTAATTGTATAACTGTACCTACACTTAAATCTGTTCTCATAGGTATTGTGATTATAATTCTGTTCTGTTGTAGTATCTCTAACATTGCTCTACGTTCTAATTTACCTGAGTCAACTTTAGCAGACCAGCCTTTAAATGATTCATCAGTATCTAACTTATCCGCATTGTCAAAAGAATGTACCATTTTGGTATCGTAGATTTTTAATGAATCATATTTGTGACCTAAATTAGTATCAACATCTTTTTCTGTGGTTGGCGGAGATACTTTTGCGTCCGTTACATTTTCTGTTGTAAATACTTTTTCAAAGACTTCATTCTCGTCACCTGTTCTAATTAATGGAAAACCTGATAAATGATTTTCTGCATTTCTATTGAATAGTTCGTCAATAGAATACAAGTCTATTTCGTCAACCTTTCTTATTGGGTCATAAGTTATTTGTGTTGACGCATACGCACCACCAACCATTCCTCTCAATGTATCTGCTCTTTGCGGAACTTCGATTGCTTCAATAACTGTATTAACACCACCGTCAGCATTTGCGTCCACGTCTGCAGTTTCTGTATCTCCCTGTCTTGAACCATATGAGAATTTAAGTGGAAACTCTTCTTGAAACATTGTATCAATACTTTTAAAAACGAATCCGCCATTTAATGTTTGGTAAAAGAACATACCATTTCTATATACTGCTTTGTCTTCTAATCCTTTATCTGCATTGTTGACTGTAAAATCTATAAACTTATCAATCGTCCAGTTGGGTACAACCATTTGTTGATTATCAGGTTTTGAATCTTCCCAATGCACGAACTCGTCTATTTTCATATGTCCTTCATTAATAAGAACGTTCTGTAACATTTTATCATATGAACCACGCATGACTCTAGATACTCTAGTATTTCTAGCAGTAAACATGCGTGGGTCACATACTTTTAAAACATAAGCTTGTGTTGCTTGGTCTACCCTGTTGATTGAATTTATCTTGTAGACTTTCAAGTCTTTGTCTATGGTAAACTCTTTGGAAGCTTCTTCTCCCATACCTTCAATTTGTTTGACTGCAATACGTATGTACTCGTCACCCGTAATTTTAAAATTCTTTAGTAGGTCAAGACCGTCTATGACATTGATATCACCTGTAACGAACTTATTGTAAATACTTTCGTAAAGACGAAAAGATAAGACAAGACCCTGTATATCTACAGACTCGCCTTCTTGGTTTACTAGATTAATTGCGTCAATGGTGAATACACCACCCTGCATGTTTTTCTTTTCAGTCATTATACACTCATTACACGTTCAAACTCAGATACCACTCTTCGTATGAACTCAGGTCTGATAACTTTTATCTTTCTTCTCGCTTCGTTGTCTTCGTATTCTTTTTGCCAATACGTTCTTGGTTGATAGGTTCCCGTAGTATTGTTGTTATATCTAAAACCTTTATCTATTGCGTCAGGGTCATAGTAATATGCAACACCGTCTTGCCCGTCTTTAACACTGCTAGGTGTAAAACTCTTAGTGCTACTCGTACCTGTAACCGCTTGGTTGGCCACAAATTTTTGGCCATTTGTTGTTTCTACTAAAATTCTATTATAAGTTGGGTCAACTTTTAAAACTTTACCTTTACTTGCCCCTTGAGTTATGTCTTCACCAATTAAAAATTTAGAAGTCGAAGATACTATGTCTGTACTCGTAGACGCAACTAAGAATTGGCCAGGATATGTAGATTTCATATAATTTTCAAATGTAGAAGTATCCATATACCAATCATAATAATTAGTAATTTCATTTGCAAGAAATATTGTCCAGTGCAAATCACCATTACCGTATAACTTACTCGCAACTACATCAGGTCTTTCGCCTTCTTGGAGTTCATAAAATGTATAATCGATTACTTGATTAAGTTGTGTTCCTTCTAACTTTGCTTTACGAAAGAAGTCTTTGATTGTAACAATCTTTCCGTTACTGAGTGTGTATCTTACTTCGGGAAAGTTTTTAAATAGTTCGTTTGCCATTAGTCTCCTCTCGTCCTTTTGTCTGTGATACTATAATCAGTAGGTGTAATACTCTTATCACCGATTGGTGAAATTTGTTGGAAGTTTTCTTGAGTAACAATTTTAATTTCTGTAAAGTCTAATTTCATAGCAGACTTTGTTGGTTGTCCGTTTTCAAAGAAACCTAATTCTGTATCTCCATGTTGTATATCACAACCAGTACAAACCATGGGCATAAATCCGTCTAGTCTTTCTGAGATTGGGCCATCGAATGACACGTCAAATACATTTGGATAGTTAAAGAAGTTTTCGTTTTCTGTTGTTTCAGATGTACCAAAAGTATCAGGTAACATTGCAGTTCTGAAATAGTACATAATCTGTTGTACCATATCTGCCTCTTCCTCTGAGCGTGGATAGAATTCATACTGGAATGAAAAAGAACGGAAACCTATCCCTTCTAACATTTGTTCTTCCATGGGGTTAGTTGCTCGGCCAGAATTAAAGTTTACCATATCACCTGTAGCAGAATTTGCAAGTTTGTTTATGGCAGCTCCTGCTATGTTTTTGATTTCACCAGCGAATTGTTCTAGTGAACCACCTTCACCAAAAAAGTCTCCTGTTTCTCCACCGTCAAATGCGGCCATGATTCCACGAATGCCTGGCCCAAATCCTTGAGTCTTATAGTTAACTACAAAGTTACTTGCTAAATGTTCGGGTCTAACGTACAATGCTATTTCTACATTATCTTTGGATAGTAAATTTTTTCCATTCTTCCCGTCTCTTGCTTCACGTGCCCTAGTTTGGAAAACAATGTAGTTATCTAGTTGGTCATACAGTGGATAAATTAAATCTATATCTGCAGTTGAAGGTGTTGACTTTGCAACTGCCTTACCTTTGTTTCTTGCGTCAAGGTTTTTTTCTAAAGATGTCCTTCTCTTTTCTAAAGTTCTTTTAGCTTCTTCTGCTTGTTCACCTAATTGGTCTAGTACGGTTGTCTTATCAATGTTTTTGAGTTTGGTCTTGATACCTTTTACAGACTCTACAGCAGACTTCGCTTGATTGACTTTATCTAATAGTTTGCTTATTGCCATAAATACCTTCGTTAATTATTAATTGGTAATATATCTATTTATGTCTTACAGTGGCAAGTTTAAACCTAAGAACTATAAAAAATATAAAGGAAACCCTACGAAAATCTTCTATCGTTCATTATGGGAGCGTAGATTCATGGTTTACGCTGACTCAAACCCCAATATCATTGAATGGGGTTCAGAAGAAGTAGTCATTCCTTACATATCACCCTTAGATAGAAAACCTCACAGATACTTTCCTGACTTCTATATTAAGTACGTAAATGCTTCGGGACAAACTGTACGGGAAATCATAGAGGTCAAACCTAAGAAACAACTCAAACCGCCTGCAAAACCTCAACATAGAGTTTCTAAGAGATATCTTATGGAAGCACAGACATATGCAGTCAATCAAGCAAAGTTCAAAGCAGCTGAATCATACTGTAAAGAAAGAAGATTAAAATTTAGGATATTAACGGAAGACCATTTGACTTAAATGCATAAATAGTTGTATGGGACAACTATTGGACGATTTACAAAACGAGAAACCTGCTGAACTAAGAGCAAGAAG